TCAACTGACGAGATTATGGGAAAGATAAAAGTTAAGCTTCCGCCATATCATGCCAGATGCAGGACAACTACTGTTATCAGCATGGATACAAAGATCAGTAAATCATCGGGAGGATTTTTCAAAGGTGAAGTTGAATATGATAGAGAGAATGAGCAGGCAGTAAAGAGAGCTGATAAATTGAAAAAACTTAGCAAACAGGAGCTGCTGTCAAAAGTTGAAAGTCTTGCTCAGACCAGATGGTGGGATGATAGCATTAAGGAATGGCCGGATGGAACGACAAGAAGCAGTTATGAGTATCATAAGTCGAAACATGGAAAAGAATTTCCGAATGGTTATGATAATGCTTTTAAAACATTATTGAAAAAGTATGACAAAGTTTATACCTTTGGAGATAATAATGAATGGATTATATATGATTCAGATAGTAAATCTTTTTTACATCTCTCTGAAACAGGAAAGGTATTAAGGTTTCATAAGTATAACAGTTTTAAACAAAAAGGATACATGGCAGGGATAAAATGAGTTACGGAATTGAACAGACTGAATACATTGATCTTATGAATGAAAGATTTAACGATGCGGAACTGGACTCAGAACAGGATTTTGATTCAGAGATAGAACAGATCGCGGATCTCAGAATGGCTTATGATGAAGACAAGTTTCCTGTAACTCCGGAACTCGTTGAGATAGATACGAATATTATTAAACAGGCAAAAGCCCTGAGTAAGTTCATTTATGATGACGGGCATTATGATAAATCCATGAAGGAGTTCTGGGCATGGAATCCTGATAAAATTGCAAAGGGTGAATTTCCTTTTGATAAGATCCCGGATCATGTGAAGGAACTTGCAAAGAGTTTGTATTATAACAGTTAATACTGAATCAATATAATGGCATGTTCGAGGATTTTTAACCCATGAATATATAAGCGTAGCAGAATTGACTTTTAAACGTTTTTAAACGCGTTTTTTACAGTCTGGGGGGCTGTGTTGATAGAACCCCGGACACATAAACATATAAATAGAAACCATAACCGATAGAACCGTAAAAGTATCCCTTAAATTCAGGGGATTACGGGGCTATCGGTTTTTTTATGTCCGGAGGACAGGAGGAATATGAGCGAGAAATTAAAAGCTAAACTTGAGGAGTTGAAAAGAGCCGGACTTGAAATTGATTCGAAGAGGAATGTAGCTCTGGCACGTTTTTTCCAGACGATGAGCTTTGCAGAATCAGCTGATAATCCGGGTGAGAAGCTTTCACTTGATGAAGATGAGAAATATATCTATGCACCGTTCCGCGGCTTATCGGCAGTTCTTCTGCCTGAAAGGGCAATTGATTTTTCAAAACCGGAGGTTCTTAAAAAATCTTCAAAAATGCTGCAGGGGCAGACTGTATATCCGAATCATGATCACGATGTGGCCAAATGGCTCGGTGTTGTTGCCAAGAGCTGGTGGGATGAATCCGGGACTCCCCAGGGAATTAATGTAACCCTGAAGATAAACAAGGAGTGGAACCCGCGCGTTGTGGCCGGGCTTAAAGAGGAAGCGATACACAGCGTGAGCGTTGACGTAACATTTGAATACGAAAAGTCACATCCTGCCCTTCAGGATTTCTGGTATCATTTCGGTGAGACCATTGATGGCCGGGTTGTGTCGCTTATAGCAACAAAAATTCTAAGCTACGGTGAGATATCCCTAGTGTGGCAGGGGGCCGACGGATTTGCCAAACGCTTGGATCTTACGCTTGAGTCAGGGGCCGGTGAGGCGGGACTATTGGCGGATAAAAACACAGGAGGAATTAAAGGTATGAAAATACTCAGAAGTTTACTGCTTCTGGCTGGTCTCTCACCATCCGGTTACGGGATGAGAGCAGACGCGCAGGAGGTTGAAGTTGATGAAGCTGGCTCTGCAAGATTCATGAAAGAGATGCATGATTCGCTGGAAAGGCTTTCTAAATCTCATGATGAACAAACGGCAGTGCTTGGCGTACTCTTCGGCGAAGGCCCGAAAGATAAGAGTGCAGCTGAAGCATTGAAAGAAAAAGCGGTTCTCGGTGATGCATATGCCCTTGATGTCAGGAGCGATGCGGTTAAATTCGCCAAACTTGCCGAAGGAACAGAGAAGCTTTCTGATGCGCTTGAAAGAGCGATCATGGGGTCATCTGTTGAAGATGCGAAAAAACTCAGAGATGAGTACAAGGTGAAGGCTGATGAGAAGATGCCGGTGAAATGTACAAAGTGCGGAGGCACTTTGAGCCGCGGGAGCGCAGACCGTGGTAATGGGAACGGAACGGATGATGAGATAGATATCTCATCTTATAAACTGCCGTAAGGAGGCAAACATGTACGGAATATCTTTTGATGGATTAAAGGATGTGGCAACATTCAAGCTTGCGGTTGCGAGCGCATTTGTACGCGGTACAGATGAAGGAATACCGGTTAAGGTATCGGCGGTTCAGACTGTGGCAAAGTGTGCCGACACTGAGGATTTTGACGGCGTGCTCGAAACAATAGATCACGACAATGCGTATGGGGCTGTGAAGCTTAAAGGATTTAAAACCCTGGTATATACAGGAGATGCACCTGCAGCAGGAAACGTTATACTGGTGGCTGATGGAACCGGGAAAGTGAAAACAGCAGTGGCAGGTAAAAAGTACCTGGTTGTGGATGTAGATACAACGGCTAAGACCGTTACAATTCTGGTGTGAGGTGGAAGATGATATTTGAAAGAATACCAATCAGTCGTGAGATGTTCCAGGAAGCAAAGGAGAAAGGGGTTACTCTCAGCGACCTGATGAAAAAAAATGAAAAGTTTAACAGGGAGATGGGTGATAAACTCTCTCCGCTTCAGCAGCAGCTTGCGGCAAGAAGCCTGGCTCTTTCCGGGGCTAATGCTGCTCTTGTTGAGGAATTCTTCAGAACAGAGGACAACCGTATCCTTTTTGTGGAAACAATAAACGAAATGGTAAGACTCGGCATGAATGAGCAGCTGAAGAGTTTCGCGAAGCTGTCTGACATTACTGCAACATCAACTGGAATCCAGGGCGGAGTTTATGAGTCTGCCGAAGTCGATGTCGAGAATTCAACCGCCTCAGCCAAAAGAGTAGCTGAAGGTGCAGAATTTCCGAAGGTGAAAATCAAATTCAAGGATAAGGCAATCAAAATAGCCAAGCATGGTTATCAGATTGAAGCATCCTATGAAACCATGCGCAGAATGAAAATCAATGTATTTGCTGTTACCATGAAAGTCATCGGCAGAAACATTGCCCAGGACAAAATAGCTGACGCTATTGATGTTCTAATTAACGGCGATGGAAACAGTAATCCTATTGCAACCGTTAATGCTGCAGTGGGCGGGACTCTTGCATACGGGGATATTGTAAACCTTGAAGAGGATTTTGAATACTTCGAGCCATCCATTATGCTGTCAGCCAAGGACATGAGGGTGAAGTATAAAACCCTTGCTGAATACAAAGACAAAAACGGTCCTGCGATGTCCGAACCTCCTCTTAAGGCTAAAGCGATGCCTGCAGGGAAGATCATCGCTCTCGATAACAAGGCAGCGATTGAAGAGGTTTACGAGAAAGGCGGATCTCTTGTTGAGTATGACAAGATCATCGACAAGCAGTTCGAAAAAGCAGTCATCAGCGAAGTCTCAGGATGGTCAATACTATTCCGTGAAGCATCCAGAATGCTTATTGTTTCATAAGGGGTATCTATGAAGGTTAAAATTAAAATCAATCCGAAGATTGCCTCAAAAGGATGCGGCTTCTGTGACATAGAGGGGAAGCAGGATATATTCCCTCCACGTAAAAACGGTAAGCCGGTAATTGATCAGGAATTCACTGTGGAGGCTACACCCTTTGTTGAGGCAAAGATTGCGTCACAGGAACTTCTGCTGATCTCAAGGGAAGAGGAATCGAAGACTATCACCTATGAGGTTTTTCTGAATTCTGACAGGATCACTGAAATTGAAGTCAAGAGGGGCTCTTCTGAAGATGAGATTTTTGCAGTGATCGAAAAGAATAAAAAATGTGTGGAATCCGGTGTGATGAAAAAAGAGATCACCGGATATACCATCGAAGCTAATAAAATTGTTATAGCGGTGAAATAATGCTTAACACTGACAACATCAAAGACCTCTGGCCGGCAGCAGCTTTCAATATTGATGACGAAGCTGTCATCAATGATAAAACTGCTTATGACCGTTTTATCGAAAGTGAATCAGAGAAAGCTAAAAGACGGTTAAGAAGCTGGCTTGGAGCTGATGTTGTCAGTGATGCATCTTTGGAAAATCCTATAAATGAAGAGAGGGCTTTTGATGTGAATGAAGCTTTCTCTTCTCTCATTCATGCACAGATGACTGAGCATATGATGAGGATCGGAGCAATGGGTGTTGAAAAAGATATAACTCTTCCCTCAGGGATGAGAATATCAATTTCAGTATTCTCCCGTGAGGATTTTGAAAAGACTGTAAAGGATTTCACCGCAGAAGCATACAGAGCTGTTGAGGCATGGATATGATGCTGAGGCAGAAGTATATCGACAGTATAATCGATCGCTCCTGGAAACAGATAGTAACCGGTGAAGTGATTGTGAAGCGACAAACTAATAATGAGAAAGGAGGTTTTCTCAATGCTATTCGTGATATTGATTATGAGCCTTATACTCTCCGGAATTGTGACATGTTTATTTTATCCGGAGAAAATAAAAACACGAGAGTCGGGATTAAGATTCTGGGTGATGCAGCGGTGTGGCTTTCGAAGGTTCAGATCGTTGGCCTGAACGAAACTGACATTATAGAGATCAGCGGGATTGACTACAGGATTGTGAAAGTCGACCTGCATGATTCTTTTTATAAAGACAGGGTCAGAGTGGATCTGGCGAGGGTGTGATGGAAGGGAACATTGATAATCTCATAAACAGACTGAACAATATGGGGACTCTTGTACGCAGGGAGATGGAGAGACCTTTGATGATAGCCGGTGAGATTGTCAGAGCAAACATTGTTAAAGGGATCAGGGGGCAGAAGTTTGATTTCGCACCTTTGTCACCAGTGACAAAGGAAGCTAAAAGTAAACCGAGGAAACGAGGTGGATTTACAATTTCTGCCGGAACAGACGGGATACTGATGGATCAAACAGACTATGTCGGTTCTTTCGCCGTGGAACAGATAGATTGGGATGAGGTACATGTGGGCACAGATCATCCTCAGGGGCGAGCGCTTGAACATGGTTATGAACCGCGTAATTTACCGGCACGGCCCCATGTTGCACCGGCACTTGAAGAAAGCAGGGATAAGATTGAAGAAAAGCTCGGCGATGCTTTTAAGGAGATATTTAAATGATAGTTCATCAGATTAAATATTTTAAAAACATTATTGAAGAGAGGATCACCGGAAGAGATGGCATTAGTATACCTCTGTCGGGGAAATTTTTTGAAATAAATCCTTCTTTTGCAACTATTAAGAGATCCCTTCCCTGTGCAAGTCTAAAACCGCTTACTGGTAAAACTAATTTTGCAGGTGGTTTTGATCGTACTGAACAAAATGGTAGTACAGTCAATAAAATCAGAAAGATTTATGAAGCTGAATCAAACTGGCAGATAGATTTTTACAGCAAGGATATCTATGACTTTATCGAAGCTGATGAGAGTTATACAGGCTGGCTGAATCAATTTATCAAACTTCTTACACAATTTTACAGGGTAACAGATCCACAAGGGAACGCAATTGAATTTGAGCCTGGAACATTCGGGGTGATTGATGATGAGAGTGTCATTGTTGACGGTATTTATATGGCATACTGTCAGGTCAAAGCCGTTGATGGTATATACTCTACTGAAACAGTCGCCGCTCTTCCGGGGAGTGAAGATAACTTTATTATAAGCGAGGAGTTCAATGCTTAATGAAAATGGATTAGAAAATACAGAAGATAATTCCGTTCCTAAAAAAACCGTAAGAACAAATACGGTTCAAGGTTCGGGATCAGCACCTAAATCCCCGGATGATGAAAAGTCCTGGAGCGATTGGGTTAAAACACTTGGTGTAAGCCGCGCAATTGCTCGCGGTGCATGCGCTGAAGTGATGAGTGACTGGGATGCGCCGGTATCAAAAAGCGTGTTTGAGTCATCAGTTAAAAGTTTCAGCGAAAAAGGACACGGGAGGTAAGTTATGGCACGAGGCGATGTAAATATTGACCTGGTTGACGGTGGACTCGGGAATCTGCCGAGAGGAGCTGACGGGATACACCTGAAGGTTGGAATTGCCGAAGGCGGTGATGCAGATAAACTGTATGAGATCAGCAGCTATCTTGAAGCAAAGGCTATTCTTCTTTCCGGGCCTCTTCTTGAGGCTATCCAGACTTATTATCTGGAATTTTCGAAGGATAAAGATCAGGTGCCGCCAAAGATGTATATAGTACGTCCCGAGAATGATGTTGCAGGCAGTATCGGAGAAATAGTCCATACCGGTACAGGACTTGCCACTTCCGCAGCAGCAGGCACACCGACAGCATCAAGAACATTTATCGTTGAAATTCTTAAAAGCGGAGCACCTGCAACTGCAACGTACAGGAAATCTTCTGACGGCGGTAAAACATGGAGCGATGAGATTATTACTCCGGCATCTGGTATTGCAATTAACATGGGGAGCGGTTGTACAATTGCTTTCACTGCATCAGCTACACCGGCAGAATCATTCGCAGTCGGTGATGTTTATACATTCAGTTCCCAAAGCCCGACAGCATCGGTTGCTAATATGGCCATTGCAATAAATGCAGCAAAGCAGGAATATGCGGTTAAACGTGTCCACGTGGTCGGCGAAACTGAAAAGGCATTCTGGGTTACATGCGGCGGGATTGCCGATGACTGGGAAGAGCTTTATAAACACTTTGTCGATTTCCAGCTGGAAGCCAAATCAAGGCTTGAAAATGAGACAGTCGAAACATGGGCAATGGCAAGGATAAACGAAGCCAAGTCATTCTATCACAAGAGAGTAGCCGTAACTCCTCTGCAGGTTTACAGTACGACTCATAAAAAATATGTGAGCCTGGGATGGATTATTGCGGCCAAGATTGCTGCAGCTAAAGTTCATGAATC